TAAAGTCAACTGTTGACATCTATCGCAGTTATCTGTGGAGAAATCACCCAAACAGACTATTAGGTAGTGTTAGAAACAATCCTTTTGTTCAAGCCTTTGTCAAAGACACTGACTTGAATGGTCAGAATATTGACTCATTTATGAAGACAGCACTTGACTGGGCAATGGTGCTGGGTCATATGTGGATTAGTGTGGATCGTCCAGCACAGTCAACTGTTAGTGCACAAGAAGAAATTGAATTAGGCATTCGTGGCTATGTTAACTTGTATACTCCTCAAATGGTGCCAGACTGGGAATATGAGAAACACGCAAGTGGCAAGCGAGTATTGAAATACTTGAAAGTCTATGAGATGATAGCAAGTGATATGCACATCATCAAAGAATGGTATCAAGACAGAGTAGTTAAGAGTGTTGTTAAAGTAGATCCACACACTGGTGAATACAACGAAATAATCAACCAACAAACTCTCTCTAATACACTGGGTAAGATTCCTTTTGTGTATATGGCACCACAACAGTCACCAACTAATGAAATGTCAGAAAGTATGCTGGCTGATGTGGCTGATATGCAGCGATCAATCTACAACAAGCTGAGTGAACTTGAACAAACTATCAGAATGAGTGGACACCCAAGTCTGGTTAAAACAGCAGAAACTTCAGCAACAGGTGGTGCGGGTGGTATTGTTACTATCCCAGAAGACTTGGACCCAGGCTTATATCCTCGACTACTACAGCCCGACGGAAGTGTTCAAAGCATCCTTGAAGCAATCAACCACGATGTTGACAGCATTGACAAGATGACACACTTGGGTGCTGTAAGAGCAGTTAAAGGTAGTGGTATGAGTGGTGAAGCTCTTAAGACTGAGCGCCAGCTATTGAACTCAAAACTAAGTGACTTGGCTGACATCGCAGAAGAAACTGAAAGAAAGATATGGGACTTATGGTTTGAATGGATGGACATCAACAAGCCAGAAGACTTCTCAATTGAATATTACAAAACCTTTGAAACCCGCGATGTGGGCTATGAACTAGATATACTCAAATCAGCATTAGAAACTGTTACTTCACCTGTATACAGAAAGTTCGCTGAGAAAGAAATTGCCAAACTAACTGTTGACGATGAAGAAGTTTTGAATCAAGTGTTGGCAAGCATTGACCGTCAACCAGACTCACTGCCGCAAAACGGCAATGACAACGACTGATAAATAACACTGCAACACAGTGCTCAGGTGAGCACTGTTAATAAATAGTAAAAACACTGTCAGACTCACTGACATTAATAATAGAGGTTACAGGACAATGACTGATAATACATTGGATAACAGCCAAGATGTTGACACTGGGGTTGATAACACTGGCGCAGAAGATAATTCCCAGGATAGTAGTAGCAAAGGTTTCTCACAAGAGGAAGTTAATGCTATCGTAGCAAAGAGAGTATCGCAAGCACAAAAGAAATATGAAGGTGTTGATCTTGATGAATATCGCACTCTAAAGCAACAACAGGAAGAAGCTGAAGAAGCTCAAATGTTTAAGCGCCAAGAGTTTGATAAGATCCTAAAGCAGACCAAGGAAAAGTCAGATGCGGAAATCAACAAACTCCGTGAAGAACTTACCAAAGTCAGAGTTGATGGGGCACTGGTTAATGCAGCCAGCAAGCACAAGGCAACAAATCCCGATCATATTGCGCAACTGCTACGAAACAGTGTGAAGCTTGATGATAGTGGTACACCTGTAGTTTACGACGACAAAGGTGAGGTTCGTTATAACACTGATATTGGAGAGCCGTTAGCAATTGACGATCTTGTATCAGAGTTTATTAATGTAAACCCATACTTTAAGAGTCCAGGCAAGCAGGGCACAGATTCAATGAGTAACACAAACTCAACAAGTCAAGAAGAGCTTGATTTGTCTAAATTAGATCTTACCCGTCCAGAGCATCGCAAAATATACGAGCAAATGGTAAAAGAAGGTAAGGTATAACAACTAACCTAAACAAGGAATTATTATTATGTCTAACAACAGTGGTTACAACTTAGAGTCATTTATGACACCAACCCGTGCAGCAGCGGTATATGCAGCACAAGAGGGTTCACTTTACCTACCAGGCGGCATCATCCCAATGGAGATGGTTCCAGCAGGTTCAACTAGCCTACAAGTGCCAGTTCTTGCAAAAGCAAGCTCAGCAGAAGTAGACTCAGCAGCTAGCCAATTTGGTTCAGATGATTTTACATCAACTGCACTAACTGACACTACTGTTACAATCCCTGTTTCCCTGTATGCTCGCAGAACTATCCTTCGTGATGTTGGCGGTGTTAACCCAAGTGCAGTGGGTCGTCAACTTGGTAATACAGTAGCACAGAAGTTTGACGAAGCAGTAACAGCACTTTACAGTGGCTTCACTAGCAACACAGCAGTAACTGGTTCAGGCACCAGCAATGCATTGAGTGTAAATGATATGATTGATGCAGCTCAATCTCTTCGTGCAAACGAAGTTATGGGTGAGCTAACAGCTATCCTACACCCATACCAGGTTGGTAACCTAATCAAGGAAATCAACACTGATGCTTATGCAGGTTCAGCTGTTCAAAACAATGCAATGCAGTCAGGCTTTGTTGGCACCCTAAACGGTATCCGCATCTATCAGTCAGCTTTCGTAGCTGAAACAGCTGATACTGACAAGTTGTTTGAAGGCCTAATGTTTGGTGATGATGCAATGAGAATTGCTATGCAGCGCAATGTTGACATTGAAGCTGGTCGTCGTCCAGAAGCAGTTGGCTGGGACTTGGTTGCAAGCCTACACGCAGGTGTTGGCATCGTTGATCAAAGTCGTGGTATCCAGATTAAATCAACTGGTAAAACAGTAGAAGTATAATTTGGTGAGGGTGGGCAGCAACGGTGCTGCTCACCTTATATCTAATAAGGAACACAGATTATGAGTTTTGCAACAGATAACGACTTGGTAACACTGGTTCCAGATATCTACGATCATAATGTTGACTACTGGGGTGACGAGATTGCTCGTGCAGAAGAAGACATCATCAGAAAAATCAGAACAGAATGGTATAACAAGCGATACAGTCGCTATAACTGGGATCAAGCAGAACTTGTTGAGAGTCAGTGGACACAAGCCACACTCTATCGTGCACTAGGATACTACATCTTGCCTCGCTTAACACAGTGGCGCACAGAAGGTGACAGTTTCCAGCAGCAAATGGAGTTTTATCAAGCAAGGTTTGCAGATGAAATAAATGATCAGTTTAGTATTGGTATACAGTATGACTACAATGGTGATAGTGTTATTAATGAAACTGAGAATTACCCAAATACACAAACTAGGTTATGGAGATAATGGCAAGTTTAAGAGAACTAATTGCGAAGAATATTGAATCAGTGCTGAACACCAGCAAGGATCAGAACCTAAGCAACTATAGAATCAATAAAGTTGTCAGAGACCCTGTTGTGATTGAAGATTTAAGCAGGACTAGTTTGCCTTTGATATTTGTTGAAAGCGCAGACGAAACCCGCGAAGATATCTCAATGGGCGGTTCAGCAGTAACTCGTCAAGGAACAATTGAGTTTAATTTGAACCTTTACTTACAAGGTGAATCAAGAGACACACAGCGCAATGGACTTATCCAGACTGTTGAAGATGTGTTAGAATTGGATCGCACTAGAGGCGGCAATGCCCTTGATACACAGGTTACACAGGTTGAACTGATTGACATTGGTGAAGCTGCTCCATATGCAAGCATTCGCATAGTAGTTGAATGCACCTATTGTTATACTAGAGGAGCAAGTTAATGGTAAAAATGATTAAAGATGGTAAGGAATACGACATCGCTGAAGCAAGAGTTGAAAAACTACTCAAGCGAGGCTTTGAAGTGGTAACTGACACACCTGCACCCAGCGAAGATGTCAACGAAGAAGATCAAATAGCTAACAATGGAGACGAATTATGAGTTGCTATGTAGGAAAGGAAGGTGTTGTCAAAATTGGCAGTGAAGCCGTGGGTGAAGTTACAAACTTTTCACTTGAGGTTACAGCTGAAACAATTGAATGCACCGTAATGGGCGATACCTATCGTGGGTATGAGCCTAGTTTTATTAACTGGAGTGGTTCAGTAGATGTTCACTGGGATCCAGACGACACAGGGCAAACAAGTCTTGTTATTGGGACTAAGGTGCAGCTAGCACTATATCCAGAAGGTGATGAAGCTGGTGATACAGAGTATGCAGGACAAGCAATTGTAACTAGCTTTACTCGTTCAGCAGCATTTGACGGATTGGTTGAAGCCAGCATCGCATTCCAGGGTGACGGCGAACTAACAACTGGTTCAGCATCCTAAACAAAGGAGGGGTTCGGATGCCTAATGATGTTAAGCGAGCTATGAAACGATTAGCAAGCGAGATTGACAAGGATCTTGACTCCTTTTATAATGATGTATTGAAAGAAGTCAAAAAGCAAACACCCGTAGACACGGGTAAAGCAAGAAAGGGTTGGCAAAAGAGATCTAACCCAAGTGTGGGTGACTCCACAAGCATTGAAAATGTGCTGGTAAACAATGTGAAGTATGTTCCTTATCTTGACCGAGGACACAGTTCACAAGCACCAGATGGTATATTGGCACCAGCCGTTGAGAAGGTAAAGCGCAGGTATCGCTAAGATGCTTAAATGCATTTTAGATAACTACTTGTGTAACAAACACTAAACAAGGAAAAACACTATGTCAGCAATTGATAAAGCAAAAGCACACTACAAAGAAGTATTATCAGCAGGACTACAGGGTCCTATTCGAGTTCCAGAGTGGGACTCAGAAATCTATTACAAGCCAAGTGCAAACTTCAGCCAGCAAGCACAGGTAATTGAACTGCATCAAGCAGGCAAGAGTGTTGAAGCACTTGTAATGACACTTATCCTAAGAGCACTTGACTCAGAAGGCAAAGCACTATTCAGCAAAGCTAACAAAGCTGAGCTAATGAAGAGTGTTGATCCAGATATTATTGTTCGTATTGTAGACGAAATCAACAATCACGAAGTTGATGTGGATGAAGCACTGGGAAACTAAAAGAAGATTCGCAAATGATGTTCCTCTTTGAGGTAGCGAGTCACCTAGGTAAGAGCTTGGAGGAAGTCTGTCAATTTAGTGTAGCTGAATTAAGTGGCTGGAGATATTACTTTGTGGCAAAACACGAGCTGCATAAGGAAAACAGGAATAACAAATGAACTATGACATCGTATTACGAGTAGTTGATAAAACTTCAGCTGGACTTAAGAAGACAGAACAGGGCATCAGCCGAGTCAGCAAAGCTGGACGACTAGCTAAAGGAGCGCTGGCTGGTGTTACTGCGGCCATCGGTGGTGTTGTTGCTGTGGGCGCAACAATAAAGAACACCGTCAATAGATTTGATGATCTCGCCAAGCGCGCCCGTAATGTTGGTGCAGCCACTCAAGATAGTTTTAAAGAGTTTCAAGCACTAGATAAAGTAATGAACGAAGCTGGTATTAGTTCCAGTGAAGCCGACAGAGCTTTTCGAAATATCAATCAACGACTACTTGACGGCAAGAAAGGTGGGGCGGCTTATGCTGATGTATTTGATAAGTTAGGCGGTAGTGTGTTGAATGCTAATGGTGATCTAAAGAGTAGCCCCGAACTATTAAAAGCAGTAAGCACAGCAGCAATGAACGGAGCCATTGACCTTGATGAGTTCTCTAGTATTGTTGGTGAGAATGTTGGTCCTAAAGTATTTGGCGCAATGCAGAGTATGATGAAGGCGGGTATGAGCCTAGAAGATGCTCTTAAAAGTGTTAAAGAGAACGGTGACTTTGCTCCGTTGGGCGCTGCTGAAAGTGCTGAGAAGTTTAACGATACATTGGGGAGAATGGGCGAAGTAATGATGAGTGTATTAACTCAAGCAATTGCCCCAATGCTGCCAGTATTAACACAATTAGCTGAAGACATACTGGCTGGAATGCCTGCTTTCATTGACGGCGTTAAGGGTGCGTTTGAAAGGATGCAACCTACTTTGTCAATGATTGGCAATATTATAAGCGAAGTGGTATGGCCTGCCTTAAAG